ACGCAGCAGCAGAGGAGCTAAAGCAGGACTATACCTCTGTGGACTTTGACGGTGAGGAGTATTGGATAAGGTGCAACTAAACCTTTGGTGCCGGGGGGCAGGGCAAGTCTGTCCCGTAGGAGGGAGAGAGGTGATAGACCACAAGATGTAGTGGTGGACAGTACCAAAACCACTACATTATGTGGGTTGACAAGGGGTGTAATAGGTATAGGATGGATCAAACAAAGGAGGTGAGAGAGTATGAACAAAAAGAGGCGCAAGAATTTGGAGAGGGTCGTGAATATGTTGGAAGAGGCCAAGGGAATGTTAGACACTGCCCTGGAGGAGGAACAGGAGTACCGGGATAATATGCCGGAGAATATGGAGGGTGGTGATAAGGCTTATGCAGCAGAAGAGGCAATCAATGCCCTGGAGGATGTAGTTAACAATTTGGAGGAGGCCCTTACGGGTCTTGATTCTATCGAGTGAAAGGAGGAGGAACTATGGATAATGTGTTTCTAACACAGGATATTGTGAAGTCCCTGGTGGAAGGGGGATTGTCCAAAGGGGTTATTGAGACCGACTTTGGACGGGCAGTGGTAAGGAGTGCCTTGATTAATGCAATACCTACCTTCACCATAACCTTTCCTGATGTGAGAGAGAAGTGGGCCATAGTGGATGACCAGATCATGAGGGTAAAGTTTAATGAGTTGGACCTGGAGGCGGGGAAGGGAGTAGCACCGGTAGCACCGGTAGCATCACCCCCTACCCCCAAGACACAGGTCCCAATGGAGACCCCACCCCCGGCTAAACCCAAAACCATGTCACTAATCCCAACCGTATCCCCAGCTAAGAAGAAGGTGGTGGGGGATACACACAAAGCCAAAGAGAAGGAGAAGAGTATGGCAACGAAGAAAATAGCACCCAAGGTGGCCCGGCCCCGGACGGCTGTGGCTAAAGAGAAGGCCAAGACAGGCAAAGTACCTGAACAGCCCCCTACCAAGCTGGCTTATGTAGGTAGGCCCGTGGACCCCAAGGCCAAGGGCAACAAGGCCAAGAGTGGTAAGGTCACTGTGCCGCTCAAGACCTCCATGAGCAAGAAGACGGGCAAGGTTACCAAGGTGGGTCCCAAGGAGCCGGTGTGGAGGAGGCAGCTCAACTGGAACGGCACCCCGGAGAAGATTGATATCAACCTATATCCCAACAAGATTATCTGTAGTACCTGTGGGCAACCGAGGTATCTTGATCCTCGCAATGCAGGAATTGAATCCCACCCGGTCACCCTGTGCAAGCCCTGCTCTCGCCGGGCCAAGAATACGGCCCACAATGCCCGTGCCCATGCCAAAGTGGTAGCTCGCCGGGCCGAGATGGCCAAAGCAGCCAAAAAAACCTATCAAGCTATTGCAAAACCACCCACAGAGGCTGTGAAGAAGGCCCCTGGAAGGGCACAGGCGGCAGGCAAGGGCAAAACCAGGGCAACTACCCCGTCCCCTGGTAAAACCACCCCCAAGACCCCCCGGAAGTAGGCCACCTATGATGGTTCTCACAGCCCCCGATGAGGGGTGGTTTGAGATCGGACAAGAAGAGCGGGAGGAGCCGAGGTATTACCCTGTCCAAGGGAGGCTCCTACCCTCTGTCACGACTGTCAAAGGGATTATAGGCCACCCATACCTCCAACAGTGGCGAGGCAGGGTGGGGAATGAGCAAGCCAACCAAGTGACTAATGATGCCGCCCTGTACGGCCAGGCTATTCACGACTTCACCGCTATCATGGACATGACAGGTGGGGGGTTGGAGATTATCGGTACCCCACCAGCAGAGATGTACACGCAATTAAGTAACTATATTGTGTGGCGGGATAGGAGTGTCCAGGAGATCGTTGAGGTGGAGAAGGTAGTGTATAGCCTTGCCTATGGGTATGCAGGGAAGTTGGACCGGGTGTGGGTCCTGAAGGGTGATACTCTTCCCAGTGTGGGGGATATCAAGACCGGGACCATACGCAACATTGACCGGGCACAGACAGCGGCCTATGCCCAGGCTTATACAGAGATGACCAACAGGTCTATAGGCCGGAGAGGGTTGGTAGGTGTGAGCCGCAAGACCGGCAAGGTGAGGTTCAAGGCACACGATGACCCCGGTGACTTCCAAGGCTTCCTGACCCTTCTGGCTGCATACCGGTGGTTGGAAAGTGTAGGTGAGGTATGAGGGTCCTCCGGGTTGTGACCCGGTTGATACCGGTGGTGGTGGGGTTAATGTTCCTGGTGCAGTTAATCTCAATTCTAATAGAAAGGTAGGGAGAGTATATGGCAAAACAAACAGTAAGTGCAGAGGAAGCAAAGCTCACTACGGCAACAATGGCCTTTAGGTTTATGATTCCACGGGAGGATGACCCTGTGGTGCAGGAGAGTGCGGAATTGCTTGAGACCGCCACCAAGGTGAAGATCAAGAATGATAAAGGTGAGGTGGTGGTTAATAACCGCTTAGTGAGGGTTAAGGAGATGTTGAGTCGGGCCAAGGCTGATAAGGAGCTTGTGATGCGGCCCATTAAGGACCAGCTCATTGCTCCTATCGAGGCCTTCTTCAAACTGGTGATCCCTCCCCTGGAGAAAGCCGAGAAGATGTACAAGGTGGCTATTGGGGACTACATGATGAAGAAGGACACAGACATGAAGGAGCTTGCTGAGGCGCTCAAGGATGTTGATGGTGCTGTGGCCCTCGCCCCTGAGACCAGGATAGAGAACGACAGTGGACGGACCTCTGCCACCCCGGTATGGAACTTTGAACTTGAGGATGGGTACAGTACCAAGGTCCCTGTGGAGTATTTGCGCCGGGCTGTGGAGACCAAAAGGGGCCGGGAGGGGTTGGAGCAGATAATCCGGGCTACTATTGAAGGAGGAATACGCAAGATACCCGGTGTGACCGTTACCGAGGGCCGCCAGATCAGTGTGACCCTGAAGATGTAGGAGGTATGCCTATGGACCCACAAATTACCAAACACCTGGAGATGAACGAAGTAGGGGACGCAAACCTGTTTGTGGAGTTGTTTATAGCCGAATACTGCTATGACCGTTCTACCCGCACCTGGTACAAGTGGGGCGATCACTATTGGAAGGAGGACAGTGGTGAGGGGGTGGTGAGTGCGGTGGATGAGGTAGCCAAAGTCTATAGGAAGGAGTTACTGAACACCTCCGATAAATGGCAGGAGGATATACGGAGAGAATTGAAGAAGAGGATCAACAGCCTTAACACCTACAGCCGCAGAGTGAGTGTGTTGAAGCTCGCAGCCTCAAAACTATCCCGCGAGGGGGGGATACGGTGGGATAGCACCCCCTGGCTCCTTCCTTGTGAGAACGGGGTAGTGAATCTCAGGACCGGTAAGATGGTAAGTGGGAAGCAGGAGGATTATCTGCGAGCCTGCTGCCCCACCACCTTCCGGGGTCTGCAAGTCACCTGTCCCCGGTGGGAGGAATTTCTGCTCCAGATCATGAATGGGAATAAGGCTATGGCAGGTTATCTAAGGAGGTTGGTGGGGTATGCTTTGAGTGGTACATCGAGTGAGGGTATATTCCCGGTCCTATACGGACGAGGACGTAATGGCAAGGGTACGATGCTGGAGGTGTTGGGTAAGGTGTTGGGGAGCTTTGCCACCCCGGTGTCCTCATCCCTCTTAATGGAGCAGACCTATACCCGGAACAGCGCCTCTGCCAGCCCGGACCTCATGAATCTCCAGGGTAAGAGGTTGGTGTGGGCCAACGAGACCGATGAGGGGCGAAAGCTCTCCACCTCCCTGGTCAAGTGGCTCTGCGGTGGGGATACCATCACGGCCCGGCCCCTATACGGTAAGGATGAGATAACCTTTCACCCTACCCACACCATGTTTCTACTCACTAATCACAAACCCCAGGTGGATGCCAACGACTACGCCCTGTTCCAACGTCTCCACCTGGTGCCCTTCACCCTGTCCTTTGTGGAAAACCCTACCAAACCTGACGAAAGGAAGCGGGACTTGGACCTTATGCGCCGCTTCACACAGATCGAGGACCAGGGTATACTTGCCTGGGCTATCCGGGGATGCCTGGAGTGGCAGGAGTACGGATTGCTAACCCCACCTGTGATACGTCAGAGTACCAAGGAGTATGAAGAGGAAGAGGACTACCTGCAATCCTTCCTGGGGGATGAGGCGGTGGATATCAATGGTGAGGTATGGACCCGGGCTATTGATATCTACCGTAGGTATAGGGTATGGGCGCAGGACCGTGGCCTGAGTCCTGTGAACATTACCGCCTTTGGCCGTAACCTTACCAGAGTGGTAAGTAGGAAGAGGACCAGAGAGGGGAGTGTCTACCACTTTGCTCTTAAAAATAGGCACCTCACCATGTGTTAATAACAAGTTGTTGATATAAATACTAAATGTAGGGTATGATGTATACCCTGTGTATACATTAAGTTATTAATACCTTTAACTAAGTGTACCTTGTGTATAGTTTTACTTCCAAACAACTTTAATAGTAAGTCAAATTATATAGGAAAGATATAGGAGTAAAAAACCCGTCACAAAGGAAAAATAGGGGTGATTGGCAGCAAAACCACATAGTTACAAAATAGGTGGAGCTGCTTAGGTAGGGTGGCAAAAAGAGCCTTAAGTTATTGATATTATTAAACGCACCGTATAGTATAATAATCATAGGTACTTACAGAGAGGGGGTGAAATGGGAGGGGTAGAACTACTTGGGTAGGGTATCGAAATTAACAATTAACCAAGAAAGAGAGGAACTTACACCATGAGTATTAGCTTAAAACCAAGTGAAATGTCGGTAGGAGGAGGGCTTTGGGGTGATATGGACGCTACGATCACAGGGGCCAGGTTCATTATGAGCAACTTTGGGGGAAAGGCCGTTTCTGAGGTTCCGGTCTTTGAATTGACGGTTGCGGACGCTGCCGGGGAGGAGTATGAGCAGTTGCTAAGCACTGGGAAAGGTGGGACCCCCAGCGAGGATGGTGAGAGCCTGGAAGGATCGGGCAAGCTCAACTCTGGAAGTAACTTTGGGTTGTTTCTATCCTCCATGGTCTCAGGAGGGTTCCCGGAGAATCGCCTGGAGGATAAGGCCAGTGCCCTGGTGGGCACCAAAGCTCACTTTGAGAGAGTGGCGGCACCCAAGAGGGCAGGGTTGGTCAAGGCACCCCGTGCGGATGGTAAGGTGTATGAGGATATGATCCTCATCGTTACCAAGGTGTTGGAACTCCCTGGAGCTAAGGCCAAGGCCAAGGCACCGGCCAAGGTGACGGGTAAGGCTCCGGCAGCAGCGAAGGCCAAAGCCCCGGCTGGTGATACTTCCGAGATCAGTGATATGGCCCTGGGGGCGTTTATGCAGGTGTTGAGTGAGAATCCGGAGGGCCTGACCAAGCAGCAGTTGGCAGCTAAGGCCTTTGCGGTCGTGAGTGCCAATCCCTCCAAGACCGAGATCGTCAAGATGGCCTATGATGAGGAGTTCATGGCCAGTGGTCCGTGGAGTATCACGGAGGGGATTATCACTATGTAGGTAACAGTGCCGGGGTTCGGGTACTACCGATTAAAGTGGGGTGTGGGGGATAAGTAGAGGCCTTGATCTCCCGCCCCGGTACAGAATAAAGGAGGGTTATATGAATATCAACCGAGAGGTAATATTGGTACTGTCCATTACGGTGTTTCTTTGGACAGCTATAGCAGCTATGGTGGTGGTAATCCCTGTGGTGTGGAAGCAACAGGGTAGGATTATCAAACTGGAAATGCAAATGGCCAAGCACCAAACCTATATCAATCTGTATAAATCAGACCTGGAGCCGATAGGGCCGAAGGTGACAAAGAGAGGGAGGTGAGATAATGGCAATGAAATTACCGGAAGGTTGGGTCAATAGCAAGGACTTGGTCATCCCGGATAGAATGACCATCACCATAAGTGGGAGGCAGAAGCAGGGCAAGACAAACTTCCTACTCACAGCTCCGCCGGGTATTGCTCACTTCAACCTGGATGTGGGTCTGGAAGGGGTCATAGAGAAGTTTTGCAGGATCAAAGAGATTTACACCAATGACTATCAATACCGGACTGAGACAGGGGCCAGCACAGCAGCCATTGCCTTGCCGGTGTGGGAGAAGTTTCGCCACGACTATCTCTACTTCCTGGGGCAGAAGGAGATCAAGACCATCGGTCTGGACACGGAGAGTGAGGCGTTTGACCTCATAAGATTTGCACGGTTGGGGACCCTGGCCCTGCCCAAGGATGCCGGGTACAAGTATGGCCCAGTTAATGCTGAGTTCCGAGAGTTGCTCCGCCTGGCTTTCATGAGTGACAAGAACCTGGTGTTGATTAAGAAGATGCGGGATGAGTATGTGAAGGATGTCAAGACGGGGAATGATGAGCCTGCGGGCTTCAAAGATACGGCTTATTTAGTCCAGATAAATCTACTTGCCTGGCGGGATGGGATGGATGGTCCCTTTCACCTCACCGTGCTTGACTGCCGCCAGAATCCTGCCGTGGCCGGGTTGGACCTGGAGGGTGAGATGTGTAATTGGGAGTTCCTTAAGATGGCGGTCATGGGGTAGGGGTCAGACGCCCCACGTTTTTCAAAAACCAGTAAACGGGAGGAGCGCAATGGGTTGGATAGGAGTGGATTTGGACGGGACCCTGGCGCATTATGATGGGTGGGTGAGTGCAGATTATATCGGGCCACCTATACCGGCGATGCTCACCAGGGTCAAGAAGTGGTTGGAGGCAGGACAGGAGGTAAGAATATTCACGACCCGGTGCGGGGTACCAGAACAGGTTGCTCCAGTACAGGCATGGCTTGACCGGTATGGTATAGGCTCCTGCCCCATCACCAATGTCAAGGACTTTGCAATGATAGAGCTATGGGATGACCGGTGTGTGAGGGTCATACGAAACACTGGCCGTCCCTGTTGTAGAAAGGAGAAAGAGATATGAGTGACTTTAGTGTGACCGCACACTGTCCCGTGTGCCATGTGCGCTTTGCCCCGGATGACGGGGTAGCCTGTGACTGCATGAGATATCAGGAGGAGAGGGAGCAGGAGGCGAGGTGGGATGCAGAGGATATCAAGCGGGAGGTGGAAAGAGAGGAAGAGGACGAGGAGGAGGAGGAGGAGGAGGAGGAGGAATGAGTCTAACACCTGCAAGATTGGAAGCAAACAAGAGGTGGGCTGCTAAAAATCCTGATAGGGTAAGAGCAATTAACAAAAAAGCCATAACAAAGTATAAAAGTCTTCACTCTGTTGAGGTAAAGGCATCTAATAGAAAGGGGGCTTGGATGATATCCGTAGACAGTAGGGTAGGTTCAAAAGAGTTATTCCATTTATTCCCGAAAGGAATAGCCCGGCTGACAACATTACAGTTTGGTGATTTTTGTTTTGTAGGAAACGGGCCAGGAGGGCTTCCTTTAAATATTGGTATAGAGAGAAAGGGGATAAGGGAGATAGCTGGAGAGCTATCAGCCGGTAGGCTGGTCGGCCACCAGGTGCCTGGTCTGGTACAGGAGTATCAGGTGGTGTACCTGGTGGTGGAGGGTAGGTGGAGGGGAGACCCCAGGACAGGGGTACTCCAGACCAAGGTATACTGGAAGACAGGGAGGCCCTCCTGGGAGGATGTGGCCAATGGTACTACCCGCTTTATGGCAGAGGCTATACGAAAATTCCTCACCACCCTGGAGAACATGGCGGGGGTGAGGTTGAGGTATACAGAAGACAAACGGGCCACGGTCCAGGAGATACAGGCACTCCACTCCTGGTGGACCGGGAAGGACTGGAGTGAGCACCAATCGCACATTGCTATTCAGTACCCGCCCGTGGACACCCTGATGTTCCGCAAGCCCAGTGTGTTGCAGTACATGGCAGCCTGTCTGCCGGGGATAGGGTGGAAGAGGAGTAAGGCGGTAGAGAAGCACTTTGCCTGCCTGATAGATATGGTGCTTGCTGATGAGAGGGAGTGGTGCAAGGTTGAGGGTATAGGCAAGGAGACCGCTCGCAAGGTAGTGAACATCTTACAATGGAGGAGGGGGTAATGGATAGGATAGAGGAAATTAAAGGGGTAGTGGAGGTGTTGCAGTCGATCTGTAGGGTATTGGGACTGTCATTGGTCCTGGGTATAACAGATGGGGAGAAGGCCATCAATGCTATGATAGGCCCACCAAAACACCTGGGAGCACTAATAATAGACGCTGCCCGGCGTATAGCCCAGTTGGGTGGGTGTAATGGGGATTGTGAGAAGTGTGGAGAAGTGGAAGGAGCAGCAAGGAGTACCTGTCCGGTGATGCATTAGGGGCCTCGCAGGAGCCTCCAGGACGGGCGATAGGCACCCCCTGGGGGCCGGGGCTGGTAGATTGTACCCCCCAGAGGTAGCAAATTGCTCTTGAAGGCAGCCAGGAGGTCAGATTTGCGGGTTTCACAGGTGGAAATAACCCCATTTTGAGATCGGAAAGGAGAGTGAGGAGGATTATGAAGCAAGATACGGCAATTTGTGCCCCATGTCCATACTATCGGAGGGGGTATGTTGAGGGCAAGGGTAATCCCGAGGCACGTTTGATGTTCATCGGTGAGGCACCGGGAGTGGATGAGGCGTTCCGCTCTCACCACCCCTTCACTGGCCCAGCGGGTAAGGAGTTGGACCGGTGGCTCCACGGTATTCACATCTCCCGAGAGGAGGTATGGATTACCAATGTGGTGAAGTGCAACCCCCCGGAGAACGAGGACCCACAACCGGAGGTGATGAAGAGGTGCAGTCACTATCTGGAGCAGGAGTTGGAGATGGTAAACCCGGAGGTGATAGTTACCCTGGGGGCTATAGCTCTACGGCGGTTACGCCCCCTCAGTCTCGATATGGTATGGGGGATACCGCAATCTATTGAGGGAGACACTTGGATATTTCCTCTCCACCACCCCGCCCTTGGCCTGCACAACACCCGGATGCTCCCCATGATAAGTGAGGGGTTCAAGCGGCTGGGGTTGTGGTTGAATGGAAATGAGGTATGGAGTAAGGACGAGGGTATGACTCGGTACCAGACCGCAAAGGAGTTTGGGGTATGGTCACGGGAGTGGGAGAACTATGCCTCCATTGCAGTGGATACGGAGACTACCTGGGACAGCAAGCCCCTATACATCCAGCTATGCGGTAAGGAGCACTTTGCCCAGTTGGAGAAGTGTGAGGATAAGGAACAGATGAAGTGGACCAAGTTGATATTGGAGAACCCGGACCTCCTTATCATTCTTCACAATGCTATGTTCGATCTGGAGGTACTCCACCAAGTGGATATCCACCCTCCCCATGTGGTTGACACCATGGTCATGGCCTACCTCCTGGGAGACCTGCCCCTGGGTCTCAAGCCCCTTGCCTACCGCCTGGCCGGTATGGAGATGAAGAGTTATCGCTCAGTGATAGGGAGTAGGGGGGACTCCAAGGCTAAGGCTTATCTGGAGACTGTGGAGGCCCTGCAATGGCCCAACCCTGAGCATATATTGGAGTTCAAGGAAGATGGCAGTCCCCATGTCAAGAAGCCACAGAACATAGGGAGGAAGGTGGCACGGGCGCTCAGGGACCATGCTATGGAGCCACTTGACCTCCACAAACGGTGGTACGACATGGAGGGTACCGAGATTGTGGAGAAGGAGCTTGGCCCTATGCCCGATGCCGACCTCCGGGATGTGGAGGAGAGTATTGCTCTGATCTATGCCTGCCGTGATGCTGACGCTACCCGGCGCATTTACCCCATCCTTAAGCACCGCATCCAGGGCGAAGGTCTCCAAGGGGTACTGGATATGGACATGGGGGTAATCCCCATGGTCCTCTCCATGATGCACAATGGGATTACGGTAAACCTCAAGACCCTGGGGGAAGTGGGAGACTTCTATGAGAGGAGGATGGAGCACCATGAGAGGGAGTTGGAGAAGCTCCTGGGCTACAAGGTGAACCCCAGGAGTAGCGACCAGATGGCGGCAATGCTGGTGCAGCAGGATATCCCTGGTAAGCGTAAGGTAGGCAAGAGTGGTAAGCAGAGCACCGGAGTCAAGGTACTGGAGCCACTGAGAGCTGACTACCCGGTGGTGTGTGAGGCCCTGGAGTGGAAGAAGTATGCCACCCTCAAGTCTGTGTTTGTGGATACCATACCCAAGTATGTGGGGCCAGACGGTAAGGTGCACACGACCATCAAGATCACCCGTACCATAACTGGGCGTCTTGCTACTGAGAACCCCAACCTTATGGCCATGCCCGTCCGTACTCCAGAGGGCCTGCTGCTTCGCAATGTATTCGAGGCCAGTGAGGGCTATGTCCTGGTGAGCCTGGATTATTCACAGATCGAGATGAGGGTAGAGGCGTGCAGGGCAATGGATGAAGCCATGCTCAACATCTTTCGCAAGGGCCTGGACATTCACAGTGAGACCGCCAGTAGGATGTTTCACCTACCCATCGAGGCCCTGGATAGTATGAAGCACCGCTACCCGGCTAAGAGGATTGGGTTTGGTATTCTGTATGGTATCAGCCCCCAGGGGCTGGTAGACCAGATGGAGGTAGGGGGAGCCATGGGCTGGACCGTGGAGAGCTGTGAGGCACTCATTACCTCCTGGCTTGCCTCCTACCCGGGTATTGCTGCTCAGATGGATGAGGACCGTGCCCAGGCTCGCCGCTTGGGGTATATGGTAGATATGTGGGGGCGCAGGCGACTTATCCCGGAGGTCTACAGCTCCAGTAAGAAGATAGTGGAAGAGGGTCTGCGGTATGCGATTAACCAGCCCGTCCAGTCCGGTGCTCAAGGTGTTATCAAGACAGCGATGAGGAAGCTGTGGTATGAGGTGCTGCTCAAGCTGCCCAAGGACACAGTGAGGATGCTTCTACAAACTCACGATGATTTATTAGCAGAGATCAAAGAGAAGGAGGTGGAGTGGCTAACAGGAGTGATACAAGGTACAATGGAGACAGCTGTGAAGCTGGTAGTACCGACTCCAGTGGACCCTAAGATGGGCCCGGTGTGGGGTAAGATGTCAAAGGTATAGTTGGAAAGGAGGAGAGATGATGGATAAACAAGTGTTGCTGTTTATAGAAGGACAGAGGGATGGCCAGTGGTGGGAGGTAGAGAAGAGTAGATGGGAAATAAGAAGCAGAGTTCTTGATCCCCCAGGCTGGCTGAGAGATGTACCAAACGATACGCTTCTGGACAGAGAGCCGGTTAGCATCCACTTTAGGACAGAGGTATATTATAAAAAGCCACTGATATGGAACAAGGATCAATATGAGGTAATGGCCTTGGATGGTATTAAGGATGAGGACCTGTTCCCTATACTTTTAGAGGGCTACCGCCATGGTAGAGTGGAGAAAAGGTAATACTGATGGCAGAAGGGGTAAAGTATCCGACCGGACAAGAGGTGGTGGTCCCTTGCTTGATGGAGTAGGGTGGTTAATCACGGATGGTGGTGATGGTGGTGGTAGTATCCCTTTGGGGGCAGCAGTACACAAAATGTGGATGATACTTATAGACGAGAAAGGAGGTGGGGTGATGGGGCATAAGAAAATGGTAGAGGTGACTGGATGGACATTCAAGATGAGAACGAATACAGCCATCCTGGTAACGGACGGCACACACGATGTATGGATACCCTTGTCGCTCATTGAGGAGCTGGCCGGGTACGTGGGGGATGAGCTGGATGAAAAGATAATGGAGCTGGAGTCGTTCACAGTACCTGAATGGCTTGGTGTACAGAAGGGGCTGGTGTGAGTGTCTACGGTACGGGTGGCCGTTGCCGGTATCATCAGAGGCAGATAGGGGGGAAGGAGGCAAAGGTGAAGTGTATTCCCCGGAGGTGTGTGCATTTCCAGAACCAGAGGGTAAGGGTTAAAGAGATATTGGCACGGTTGGATAGATTATTTGAAAGGAGGTGAGGAGCAGTGGAGATGGGATACAGAGTTATAAAAGGGTCAAATATGGCTATCATGGAAGCAGCAATTGAGGAAGCCATGTCCCAGGGGTGGAAGCTCCATGGGAGTTTAAAGATTGTACCCAACATGGGTTTAGAATATTATGCTCAAGCAATGGTTAAAGATAGAAAGGAGGTGATGATTATGAGGTACAGTATACTATGTATCTTCACCCCTACTGGAAGGACCTATACCTTTCGTGATGTGGAGATGGTGTGTGATAATGAGACGGTATTGGTATTTCGGTATACCGCTATGTCGGATGGCAAATTTAAAACTGCAACCTTTCCCAAGGCTACCCTGTGTGGGTGGTCGGTATTAGAATAGGTAGGTGGGTTATTTCTTTTCCTGGTAGGTGATGCTGTAGTGGTTACCATCCTCAAACCTCCCACCCCATCGGCAGTCCGGGTGCAGTGATTCCCACCACTCCCCGAACTGTAGGTGGTCTTCTGTCTTCTCCAAGTACACCCCACCCCTGAACAGGTCCACATCCATAGCCAGGCCCTCAAAGTGGAGTGATCCTACCTTGTGCTTCAACCCATCCTTCCCTATCAAAGGGGTATATCCCGCCTCCACCATCCGGTCCAGGAGCCGGGGTATCAGCCGGGAGAAGAGGACTCTCTTTTCAAATAACTCGCTCATTGGAGTATATCCTGGTCAACCATGACCTTGGTAATACTGTCACAGTCAACCCCCATTTTATTACATAGCTGTAAAAGAGTGAGGATCACAGCCCTCTGATAATGTCGTGTAGATTTAAAAGTCAAATCCCCATCGTCAAGTCTTTCCCCTTGGGAACATATCTTATCCAATAACTGTTGTTGGCATAACTTACGAGCCATTTCACATGATTTCAGGGTTACTCGACTGGCTTCTGATAACCAGCGGTCCCATATCCACCTGGCAAAGAGTGTCAGAACAATAGTAGCAAACGCAATCAGAAGTCCTTCATGAAACGTAGTCACTTTAAATCTCCCCCCTTAATAGGAACTCTCAGGAATGATAATACCGGTCTGTATCCTACTGCCAAACCCCTGTAATCTTGCCGCTGTGGGAGGTCCTATCCGGCAACCAAAGCGATCTTTGGCATCATTACCAATGATAGTTACAGTCAACCCAGGATCGGCTTTCAACCTGCTCTCCACAGCCGTCACCTGGGCATCATACCAAGCCTGGATTTGATTATAGTAAGCATCAATGGCTATTAATTCGGCTGATTGTCCAGGGATCGGCCAGCCGTTAGCCATTTGGCCAAGGGCATATAACACCACCCCCTCCCTGCCCGGAAACCCTGCCACATTCATGGCTATAGCTGTCTGTGGTAGATCAAATAAAGTAAGGGTAGTTGTCACCACTGGCCCAGGGGCGGGTGTAGGAACAGGTGTAGGTGGAACTGGGGTAGGTGATGGCACAGGCGCAGGTGGGACGACAGGACTGGGTGCCGGAGTCGGCGTTGGGTTTACTTTAATGACTTCCTGCACCAGGGTCCCTGCCAGTTTGACGGCACTATCCAGAAACCCAACTGAAATAATAGGCTTGGCAGTAAGACTGATTCCACCATCCTTTTGAACAACAGAGTGATAGCCCTTGATCTCGATTGTCTTATCCGGCCTGATGATTATGGAGGGGGCGCACCCCACCAGGAGGAACAGGGCCAGAGTCAAGCAAGTAAAAATCTTTCTTTTCATGTTTCACCTTCCTAAAATAATTTAATGGGTTCTTTGAAAACTCCCAGGGACGGCAGTTGATCGGGACGTGGGGCCTTGTCCCCGGTGACAATATGCCCCCCGTCTCGATAAGATATAAATATGGACTCGGTGCAAAAGACTTTCCGGGCATTGGCGCTCACCCTACCTATGGTGTTCTTCACCAAGCCCTCGAAGTCATACTTCTTACCAGCCAATTCCAGGGCTGTGCAACCGATATCTACCCGCTGGGGACCGTACTGATCCTTTAGAGGATACCAGTAACAATGACCATCGTACTCCTCCAGATAGCGGGACAACAGGACTGGATAGACCCCACTGGCCCTGGCATCCAACACCCACCTGCGATCCGTCTTACCTTCATAGGCCGCCAAACGCAGTACCAGATTACCGTGGTTGAAGATGGACTTATCTTTCTCCTCCTTGGGGAGCAGGAAGGACTTCACCCACCATTGAATAACATGGCTGATAATGGCATTGCCGATATAGAGCAGGGCATCACCGGTATCCATGACCGGGGCATACTGGTTATAGATAGTCAGATCATTACTCATTTCAACCTCACCACAATTCACTTTTTAATATTAGAGACCATAATCGTAGTGGTCCCAGTAAAGGATAAAACAACTGTACTGCTAAGCCCGGAAGGCGGTTTGAGCTTGACGGTATAATTGACCTCATTGCTCTTATCGCTCTCCAGTGTGGCGTTGTAGGCTGTGAGTACCCAATAGTGCATCCCAACCGGAGTATTCACCTGGGTGTAATTCACAACTGCCTGCCCAGGTATGGTGGCCACCAGGTTAGCTGGGACCACAGATACGTTGGGGGTACTGGCCATGTACAACTTGAACCCAACAATGGGGTCTGCCGTGTACGGGTCCCAGAGGAACTTAACATCCTGGCCAGCAAAGGCAACACTACTGAGCGTTAGGATCAGCGCTGCCAGTAAGACCATCAAACTCTTTTTCAATCCTTGTTTCTTCATCTCTCCTCACCTCCTCCTCTATTTTACTTATCTCTTGCTGGAGGCCCTGAGCCTCCTGTAACAGCCGGGCATAATTCAAAACAATCACGTCCCGTTCCAAAGATTGGGCTTGAAGCTGGGTGTTAATCAATTTCAGCCGCAACACTTCCATTTCATCTATCATTGTCACCCCTCCTTTAGGTTTGTGAGTTCTTAACCAGCCAGTAGACCACCCTGGTCAGTTTTTTGATAAACACCTTGGCATCTGTCAGGTTCGATAATCTATCCACTGCGGCTGCCACCTGTGCCCAGGATGGCAGGATGATGGCCATATCGGTCTGCCGGGCCAGGGTATTTGCCGCTTGTGCTGCCTTGGCCGCAGATTGCACTGGGTCGGCTGCTTGTGCGGCGGCATATTGAGCATCGTCCATATAGACACAGGTGATGGCAGATGGGTCCCAACCGGCCCGGACTGCATTGTCAATCAAGGTCTGCAAATGGTCTTCAGTATCTCCTCCTGACTGCATCTCAATGATTCTCTTGGTTACCTTTTCGTAACAAACTCGCATAGTCCCCTCCTATCTAAATACAAATACATAAACAGTGCAGGTTCCTGCCGGAGTCCCTACCTTGCCCCAGGTGATAGTGAATCCATCACTATCCCAGGAAGTTATTCTTCCTACCAGATAATTAGCTAAATCCGCTCCTACTCCAAGTACGCTATAGGTTGAATCTATATGCCAAGTAGTCCATGCGTTAGCAAGTATATGATATGGAACTACTCCATTATCAAATCCTTGGCACATATAAAGACCGCCATTTATCATAGAAAGAAAGAAAGCATGAGAACCCTTAAATCCCACACCTGTTACCGCCTGTGTACCTGCGGCTATAGATATATCTCTGGTAAATGATATCAATTTCATCCCATTGGCCCACTCGATACCATTGCCGGCAGTATTCATAAATAACTTGAGGTCGGCGGCACCCAGGGCCTGGGCACTCAATACTCCGGCAGCAGCCTTGACTATCCCGGCCAGAGAACCAATAGTGGCCCCGGCAAAGGTGGGAGAGTCGGCGGTATGTAGACCAGAGACATCAGCTTGGGCAATAGCAAGGTTGCCTTTAAAGTCTGCCCAGGTAGGGGTATCAAGAAACTTAGTATCACCTGTTTGTACTGGGCGATTAACCGCTAACCCCGTAAAGGTGGCCCCGGCAAAGGTAGGGGAATCGGCAGTGTGCAGTCCGGTTACATCCGCCTGGGCAATGGCCAACAGGGTTTTGACCTGACTAACGGAGAGGGCTGCGATATTACCGCTGGTGATCCTCCCCACCAGTGTTTGCTCGCCTACAGTCAGGGCCGCAGGAGTATTGTCCGTAGTCGCCGCCAGGATGGTCTGAGCATCATAAAGGGATTTAGGCACATACGTTGCGGAGATATCCGGGATGTCGGCAGCCAGGAGGGTGTCCCATACTGGAGTCTGGAACACACCGGCTACGGATAACTCCCGTAGAAACTTTCGAGCGTTAGAGACATCATTGGCCACAGATGTATCCCAGGCAGCGCCGGTTGAAACAGGAAGACCCGCACCGGGGTACACCATGCCACCTACCGTATCCCACCCCCCACTACCATCCACGTTGCTACACTTCCATATCTTGCCCACCGATGGGCTGGTGGTCAGCTTGAGTCCGGCAAAGGATGGGGTATCCACAGTACGTATTCCCTGGATGGCGTCCAGGGTAGGGGCTGAATAACTCAGACTGTTCCCGATAGTGGCAGCGGCCACAACCCCAGCGGCCGCTTTTAGTATCCCGGCCATACTTCCCAGGGTAAGACCGGTAAAGGTAGGGCTATCCGCTGTCCTTATCCCTTGAATAGTATTAAGATTGGTCCCGGATAGACTCAAGCTGGTTCCGGGGTTGACGCTCTGCAACTGCTTGGCAGCCGTGGTCCCCACCAGGGTGGATGCAGTAAGACCTGATAAGGTCAGGGCCGCAAAGGTAGGGGATGAGGTGGTATATAGACTCTGGTCTATCAGCCCTGCCAGGAGCATCTGGATATAATTCAACTCCCCCATACCAGGGGGAACTACCGACCTCATCTTGGTGGTATTAAATCCCCTGGGAACATTGATATCCGGTGTGATTGGTGTATCAGACATACCTTACCTTCCCCAAACAGTCTTCTTAAGAGTGTGTAGGTTCCTGTTCACTTCTCGTAAGGTATGGGTGGGTTTATTATGTTCCAGCTTCTTAAGGCCCAGGAGATACTGGTTTGGACCCTCATAGGTCTTGGGGTACTTGTCATTAATAGCTTTCCGTACCTTGGTTATAGGACCAAACTCCGTCATCTGACCCGCAACGGCAGAGGTGACACCCTCCGGGGTCAGACCTTTGGCATGAAGGCGGCCAATCATTTGCACTACTGGGGATTCCGCAGCCTGTATCTTACCAAGTTGGAAGTAAGGGGACTGTTTGGTCCCGTGAAAGACATCAGAGACAAAGGGCACATGGAGGAACAACTCAACGATAGAAGTACCCTGGGATCGAGCAATTGCTTCTGCTGCCCCTACCGCCATCATGTAGCGCATGAAGATGGTACTATAATGGGTCCCAAAGGTATCCTTCACCCCACCCTGGCCCTTGGCCATACTCGCCACATCCTCAGTCATATTGCGTATGACCTTGAGTTTGAACTCAGCCAGCTTGAACGGGGTCATCTGGAACATAGACCACATACGGTTGATGGTACTCTTCTGCCATAAGGGTTGGTCAAACCCTGATCGGAAGTTGCAGTCGAAGATTGTGGACCAGATAGCACGGTGAATCGTCTCCGGTGACATACCCCTACCTGTACCCTTGGCAATACCTGCCAGGACAGAGATACCATTGTCCATCATCTCCACCGCAGTTACAGGGTTTCCCAGGAAGGCCTTGGTCTTGGCACTGATCTTACCCAACATAGGATTCTCATCCAACTGACGTACCATCTGCTCCATGTTGACATAAGACCGAACCACACGCAACTCATTATGTGCCCCCTTGACTCCCAGCTTATCAGCCAGGGCTTGGACCGGTACTTTGCCATACTGTACTGTGGCCTTAGCCGTTGTGCCTGCCCCAAAGGTGGACATGGTATTCACCAGCTTCAAAACGTGCTTGAACCCTACCGACAGGGATAGGCCAATCAATCGGGTGTACTCTAAGGCCACAGCCCCATTAAGGATACGCTCCATGTTATTGGGTATCCTGCGGTTGACATTCTCCTGTATCCATCTCTGCATATATTCACCCAGGACCGCACGTTGTGTGGTGCTGGCAAATCTATTCCACCTGTTGACGAAGGGTTGAAACGCCACCTTGTACTCTACAGTAGGGACGTAGGATTTCATAGCCCCATGGGCAGAGGGAAACCAGGAGTTGGGATTATCTGTACGTGACATGAACTTGAGGACTGCGGGCAGCCCGGCTTTCTGCTGAGCGATGTTGCGTAACCCTTCATCTCCCATTAAGGCACTCCATACCCTGGGCATGTATGCCTGGCCCTTGAGTACCGGGGCACCACCCTTGAGCAAGTCACCTTTGGTGCTCTCCATGTACCCTCGCAACTGCTGCGAGGCTTTAAGTTCCACAGCATCCAGGAGTATCCCCCTGGGCAACTCATCAGCCGCATGGAGGTAGACCCTTACGTCTGAGAACTGCCGGGCCAGGGCCTCATTGGTCAGGGTGTGGTCTCCATACATTTCTTGTATCTTGGGGGCCAAGACCTTGATCTGTTTGTCTACTGCGGCTATCTTCTGTATCGCACCTTGATACCTCTCACTGGTCTTGTCTACATTGCGTAACTCTTTGACCAGGAACTTCCTATCATCCGCCAGTTTATTGGCCAGATCAATAGTGTCTTGGTGCTTGTCCACCACCTTTTGTATCTCAGCCATCACATCCTTGGAGCTATCCTTGATCGGGGCCAGGACATCCTTGGTCCACTTCTCCATATTCTTGGTATTGTGGACATAGGACATCAGGGACTCAAAGCCATCCACCACAGGGTGACTCATGATCCCGAACACCCTACCAAAGGTTTTGGAAGGTGAGAGGTAGGTAGCGGACTTTCGGATATCTCTACTGGCCTCGGGAGCGGTCCCTGGTATGATTGGCTCCTGCCTCTTGGGCATCACCCCACTGCCCTTCTCATAATCAGGTACAATGCGGTTATGCTCTTCCATATAGCGTAACTGAGTCTCCACTCCGGTCTCTGCGGTTTTCCTGGCAAAGGGTTCGGTGGGCTTGGTAGGGGCTGTGGTGATCTCTACCTTGGGCGGCTTATACTTATACGGGGTCTGAGGTACTCCCCTCTCTGCAATGGGTGCTTTCATGTCCCTGGTCATGGATTCTATATTGGTAGGAAGGACCACCTTGGGAGGGGTAGGGTCATTAGCCACTGGGGTGGCCGCAGCAGCCTCCAGACTCTTGATCTGCACCGGATTAAAACCATTCTCCTTAAGGTACTCGGCCATATCCTTCATCTCGGATTCAGCCAACTCACTGTACCGGGCATAATCTTCCTTAAGCCGCTTGAGGGCAGCAACCACCTCAACATCTGTCAGGGGTTTACCACTAACCGATCCTCTCTCACCTTTGATACTTGCTCCCAGGACTGTACCAGCATCCTTAAGAGTCTCCTTAATGGGGCGAGCCTTGGGCGTAGGAAGGGGTGCTCTCTCCTCAGTCCCAAAGGCCTGAAACATAAGGTCTGTGTCTGTCTCAATGTTTACCTTCCCGGCCTTCGTAGCTTCCTTGAGGGTCTCCTCCACCGGTTGGGTCTCTCGCTTAATCTTACGAGCCAGCTTGTTAATTTCTTTTAAGAGGTCGGGTGCAGGTTCTTTGGCAGTCGGGATACGCTCCGGGGTACCCCTTCGCAATGCTGCTACTTTGGCGTTGGTCCTCTCCCTTTCAGCCTTCATGTAAGCCTGTTCCTCAGCACTATAGGCTCTCCCACCTGCGCCCCTGGTTGGCAGGGAAATCTTCTCTACAAACTCTGCACCATTCGGCGCAGCCCACCCATCCCTGTAGGTAGATTTAACCTCACCTCCGGCCTTGGAGAGAGCTTCCATGTGCGAAGTGCCAACCCATACCTTACCGGTGGCAGTATCCTTTATGGCCGGTAGGGGTTTCTCCGGGGTCTCAGGAACAGCCCCTTCCTTAACACCATTCACCTTACGACTATTACGTAAGCTCTCTGCCACAGTCTTCCCTGGCTCTACCCCAAAGGTGCTTTTTGTCTTGGTATCTGTAAACAGGGCAATAGGCTCCTTCCCACCCGGCCTCTCCTGCATACCGTTAAAGATAATCCCTAATTGCTCAGCCACTGCATCGTATGACGGAGTAGGGGGGGTTTCTTTGCCCTTCTCTTTAACCACTTCCGCCTTTGATCTGGCACTTCTCTCAGCTAACAACTCCTCCGCCTTCCTCCTACCCGCTGGGCTGCGGACCTGCCTGGACTTCTCCAACTCCCTGTTGATATCCGGGATGGTCTTGTGTGCCTTTCGCAATGTGAGCTTATCGTTGGGATGATCCGATATCAACCCGGTCTTGGCCCTCTGTGCCACTGGTCTCTCCGGGGTACCCTCGGGCACTTCTATCCCGGCCTTGCGCATAGCATCCCGCATTGCTGCCGACCTCTCACTCCGGGGCCTGGGCTTGAGTTGCACAAGGGGGTTGTCATACATATCAGTACCCACTACCTTACCCTTACGTATAGACTCATCCCC